GTGAATAATATGGAAGATCAGTTCCTATGCCAACTTTAGAGGTTGTAGAAAGACTTCCAGCATTAACATACCAACCACTCGTTGATATTGCAAATATTCCAGTCAGTCCGGCAGCACTTCCATAAAATGTTCCTGCTCTTACTGCACCAGTTGAAGAATTGAATGTAATTGCAGAACCAATTTTTACATCATTATAAAAAGTAGAAACTCCAGTAATTGCCAGATTTGTTGCCGTAATTAATCCAGTAACCTTTGTGGTTCCATAAACATCCAGAAATTGAGTTGGAATTGATGTTCCAATTCCAACCAAACCATTTGCATTTACAATAAAGTTGTCATTATCAACTTGGACTCCATTCTTAAAATTAAATGACTTATTATAATTTGCCATTTTTTGAGTCTATTTCTAGTTATTTATCATTCAGTTTTTGTTGAAGTTCATCAACTTTTCCTGATAGTTCTTTAACTGCCTCAATCAGTAGGGGAACAAGTTTTTGATAAGAAACTGATAGATGACCATCTTCTCTTTCATTTACTGCTTCCGGAAGAATATCACGAACTTCTTGTGCAATTACACCAAGATCTCTACCACTTTGATTGGATTTTTCATTCCAATCAAAAGTATTGCCACTAATTGAAAGAACTTTAGAAAGTGGATTCTCAATAGGAGTAATATTATCTTTCCAATTTCTATCTGATGGTGAATAATAAGCAATAATGTCTTGTGTAACTCTCAATTCACCATTAATTGTTGTAACACTACTATTCGAATTACCTAAAGTTACATTTGCTCCAGAAAAAGAAATGGCAGTTGAACCATCAGACGCTTGAATATCATTACCATTGATCCTAAGATCTCCGGCAAGTGTAGTTAATGTATTAGAAGTTAGTGTAACATTAATATTGCCATCAGATGCTAGAATATCATTACCATTGATCCTAAGATCTCCGGCAAGTGTAGTTAATGTATTAGAATTTAATGTAATATTGGTGTTTCCATCAGACGCTTGAATATCATTACCAACTATACGAAGATCACCAGCAAGTGTAGTTAATGTATTAGAAGTTAGAGTAATGTTAGTGTTTCCATCAGATGCCTGAATATCATTACCACCTATACGAAGATCACTGCTTACAATTACAATTCCTGCTCCGTTTGGTGTAAATGTGATACTTCCATTTGTATCTGTAGAACTCAATACATTTCCATCCAATCTCAAATTATCAATATCAAGTGAAGTATTAATATTAACACTTCCGACAAATGTAGAGATACCAGAAACTGTAGAATTACCATCAACTGTAGAATTACCTGCAATATTTAAATTCTTGGCAATACCGATTCCACCACTTACAACCAGTGCTCCATTTGCTGTAGTTGTGGACTGTGTATCAGAACTTACTTTTAACTGAGATTTAGCATTTACGGTATCAGTGAACTTAACTTCTTTATTGAATGTAACCGGACCATCAAACTGAGAAAGAACAGTACCAGAATTACCACCTTCAACAACAAGTCTTTCTTTAACCGTAACCTCATCAAATACGGCACTTAATCTAGATGGGTCTTCGCCAGTAACCGTTGGAATTGGATTATCAAATGTAACTTCCTCACCAGTTGATGAAGATGTCTTACGATTACCAATAAAAGAGTCTCCATTGTTGTTCATACCAGTATAAACAACAATGCCACCAGACCTTTCTTGAGACTGTACCAAGAACTCTTCTCTTTCGGTCAAGGTTATGCTCTGAACCTGAGGCAATCCGGTTGAATAGTTTCCTGGACCATATCCAAGATACTCAAAGGTATGCCCCGATGCTCTCACAATCGAAGGTCTTCTAAATTCAATTGAGATTGGTTTAATCTTTCTGATAAGTGAATCACTATCGTGAGCAGTTTGTTTCGTGGATAGTGAACCACGAATCACCGTAATCTCATTTCCTCCACCACCACTGAGAGTGCTACTCGCAACTCTCATAATCTCTTCATCAATCTGAATATAAGAACCTAGTGGAAATCTCTTGGTGATTGCTGCGGCACCTACAGGGCTTGATACTGCAACTGTGGGAGAGGTTGTTGTAATTCCACTAGCGGCAACAAGTGTTTCTTTATCAAATAGTGGAACACTTCTAATTGCCAGATTTTCTGCGGTAGAATCGGAACTGGCATCATTTGCAGATAGACCGTGTTTGAGGACATATCCACCATTCACACTTATGGTAGGTGTAAGTGCCGTAAATGTATTCACACCAACTCTATCTCTTACAATATAATCGCCGTGATTATTATTTGAGGAATCAATCACTCTAAATCTATTACCAGAAACCAATCCGTGAGGTCCAGAGCAATTAAAAGTTATTACACCAGAAGAATAAGTGGTAGTTGTAATCTGAACCGAAGGTCCAACAACAAAGGCATATTGATTCGCCGTAATTACAGGGTCTCCTGCGGTCTTAGCAATTGAAATCTGATTGTCTGCAGAAACTGCAGTAATACGATGATAGGTATCTGATGTTGTTCCGGCACCCGTAAACTGAACCACATTACCAATTGCCGTTGTGATTCCTGTTGTGGCAATAGTGTATCTGGCATTACCATTACCATTACCAATCACAGAGGCATCAAAGAATAATGGACCGGCAGAATATCCAGAACCAGAAGAAACAACATCTACAGAAACAACTCCACCACCAGATACAATAACTCTTGCCGTTGCTCCTTGCCAGGTTCCGGTTTGAGAGGTATTGAGAAGTTTGAGGTTCTGATATGTTCCGGAAGTATAAGAAGCACCACCAGTTATAGTTCCAGTAACAATACCGGCAAGACCATGTTCTCTTGTAAAAGTAATTGTTGAAATTCCAGCAGAATTAACAACATTAGAAACATCAAGACCAATACCAAAACTTGTAAGTAAAGTATCCGTTGATTCTTTTGTAATACTCTTCTTGAGGTCATTTGTTACGACTTCACCAAGAGGGTCTCTTTTCGCAAATGATTTAGCAGATGTTGGATTATCGTTAATGTTATCTCTGTCTAACTGTGGATATAAATCAACAACATTCTGACTATACTTAATATTTGTGAATTCTGTTGGTACTGCCTTATCGGCACTTAAAGTATAGATGTGATAAACACCATCCTGAATACCACTAATGTATGGAGTAATTACTTCACTTCTATAGTTGTAAAGATTTGCTTGTAAGTCATTTCTCTCAAATCTTGGAAGTAAAGTTGTTCTGTTGGAAGTTACATTTGTGAATGACCCAGGAGTTCTCGTTGTTGTATGAGTAAAGGTCATATCATCAACAACCGATGCAACCACAAAGGTTCCGTTATAACCAAGGTTATCTTCACCGGTTGTATTGGTACTGTCCGTTACATTTTTAATAATAATACCATCACCAACCTGAAGATTGTGTGGAAGTTCAGAAATTACAGTTACGGTTGAGGATGCACGAGAACAAGTGCTAATAAATCTTGGATTTCGGTTATACTCATAATCGGATGCCGTAAGACTCGAAAGACTAAAATCAGTATCATTACGATATCCAGTTGAACTTGATTCTTGAATTACAAATCCGTCCTCTGGATTTTTAGAACCCACAAGTTCTTTTGGAATTACAACTCTAATTTTATAAAGTTTTTCATCCAAACTTCTAGTGTCTTCGGTTCTCTTCACATAAGAAGGTTCGGTTCTATTAGTTAAACCAGCAACACCCAATGCAATTATTGCATTGTAGGCATCACTACCAGCATTTGTGGTAATATACCATTGAGTTCCATCATATTGAACCGGATGTCCAATATCTCCGGCAAACTTATCCGATACTCTGCTCAGAATTCTTAAATTAGTTCCTTTATATGCGGCAATTTCATTACCACTGACCGCTGCTGATTCTGAAGATGCGAGTTTAATTTCAGTAGAAGAATGTCTGATTGCATAATAAACGGTATTTTCTACAATATTCTCGGGTAAGTCTCCAGCATCACTCAGAATAATAACTTTTTCACCAGTCTGGATATTATGAGTTCCAAGTGTAAAGATATTGGATGATGGTATGGATGATGTATATTCTTTGACGGAACTTGTGACTCCATCGGACATTAAAATATTTGCCGAATATTCTGTTCCGTTTCCTACAAAATATAGTTTATCATTTACTTTCGCACCAATTCTATATCCCTGAGTCAGAATTGGAGGAACATCATCTTCAGAAGTGAATCCAAAAAGATATAGTCTTGTATTGTTTGCGGCAGATATAGTTTTAGCAACATCCAATGAGATCCAGTCAATGTCTTCCTCCGTTTCAACAATTGCTCTTGGTGAGATAATTGAGGTGATGAATGCCTTATTGTCTTTGGCGAATGCCTCTTTTTTAAATCCAGAAGAAGTAAGTGAAATTTGACCGAAGTTGGAGTTTGAGTTGGTGATACTCAGGTCTCCACCACTTTCAGAATCAAAGTGCTTATTAAAACCAATTGCAAAGACGGATACAATCTGAATAAAGGAATCATTCGTTGCCTTTATGTGAAATGTTTCCCATCCACTTCTGTAAATTGATAATGGATCTAGGTGATAAACAGTTCCGAGTGAGGATGAATTGCTGGATAAAGTTGCTCCTGCTTCTCTGGTAAGAGTAATATTATCAGAATAATCTCTGTTTGTTGGATTGTATTTTACAAATGCACGGTCGTCTTTTTGTAGAGATACACCCGTAAATTGCGCCACAACCATCGAACGGAAACCCGATGCCTTACTACCATCGGCAAGCATTCCGTTCATACCATAAACAGAACGCAAGGAGATATTAAAGATATATGGAGATGCTCCAGATACGGTATCGGTCTCAATGGTTACGAATCCACTTGATGCATTTCCAGGTGTTGTTAAATTAAGCGGAAAGTTTGGAAGAAGATATGTAAATACCGTTGGGTCGGTATCGCTAATACTCTGAACTTTTGTTGAGATATTATAGTTTGCCGGAGAAACACCACTAATCTTAATCGGAGTTCCATCCGTAAATTCGTGAGGTATTGTTGTCTTAACCGTAACCTGACCGTTTGGCGTTCCACCAGATCCGGATTCAATTGTAGAGATCTGAATAGGATCTGCTGCAAAGGCACCTACAATCTCCCATTCTGGTCTTTGCTTTTCAAAACCAAGAGGATTGGCAGGGTACTTCTGATCAATATCTCTACCGGACGCAAGATTAAATGCATTAGAGAGTTTTGCATAATACATATCAAGGTCAGTTAGACCATAAGAACCTACTGTATTCACACCATCGGCATACTCGAAGCAGGTGAGTTTGTGGTGAGAGAATGTTGGTACTGATTGATTATTGGCGGAGAAATCTGCTGGGTCAGTATATACTGTGCCTTCTGTACTACCATCAAAAATACAGAACTGCCAGAAATAACAGGCACCGGTAATTCTAAAAATTGCCGAGTTTGGAACAGAAGAATCTGTTGGGTTCGGAACATATTTTGGACGAATCTTGGTCTTTCTTAAATCTAGACCAACAATTGAGGTTCCTCTGGGTACAACAACACCACCGTTTACACTATTAAACTTATAAAGAATATTATCGTCTTGTGTGAGGTCAAATACCGAATTAAGTGTAAGTGATAATGTATCTATCGCCGCTGATGTTTGTCCGCTTGGTGATACTGCTCTTGCGACTCCACCATCATTATATACGGAAAAACCAGGTCTGTTATCAACCGTATGTGCTCCCGGCATCAAAAGAATTGTAGTCTTCTCTACTTCATCATTACTATTTCCTCTTTGATAGGAAAATCTTGCTGCCTCTAAAAGTGCTCTCTGTAGCGTCTTAAAGGGTTGGGCAAGTGAATTACCCTGATTACTAAT